ATGATGAAACCACCAATTCCACGTATGGGTGGAAAATCAAAATTAAGAAAAACTATTTTAGAAAGAATACCAGAGCATATTTGTTATGTAGAACCATTCTTTGGAGCTGGATGGGTATACTTTGGTAAAGAACCAAGCAAAGTTGAAGTGATTAATGACATCGATAAAGAGCTTATCAATATGTTTCGTATGATTAAATACCATGCACCTGAAATAGAACGTGTATTAGAGTATGAGTTTTCAGGACGAGATATGTTTGAAGAGTATAAGCATTGCACTGTGGAGTATCTTACAGAAATTCAAAGAGCGGTGCGTTTTTTATACCTTATTTCACAGAGCTTTGCAGGGAAAGGCAGTACATATGGTTATGGAACAAATAAAGGGCCAGCACCACAGATATTCTATCAAGGTGTACTTAGTGACATTAAAGAAAGACTTAGAAATACATATGTTGAGAATAAAAGCTTTGAGGATATTATTAAAAGATATGATAGACCTCATAGCTTTTTCTTTTGTGATCCACCTTATTTTGAAACTGCAGGTTATGGGAATGAGTTTGGAGAGCAAGAACATCTTTTATTAAGAGATACACTATCTCAGATAAAAGGAAAGTTTATGGTTACAATCAATGACCATCCTAAAGTAAGAGAATGGTATAAGGATTTTAACATAGAAGAGGTGCAAGTATCCTATTCAATAGCAAAAGAACAAAAGGCTAGAAAAGAATATGGTGAGTTAATGATTACAAACTATTAAATAAAGGAGGTGATATGTTTGAATACTGTAGAACCTATTAGAGACTTTAATCTTATTTTAGATATTGCAGATTACTTGAGAGAACAAAATGAAAGAGATTATGTACTTTTTATGTTTGGTATTTATTCGGGGCTACGTATATCAGACATATTGCCTTTGAAGGTAAGAGATGTAAAACATGCAGATTATATTTACCTCAGAGAAGAAAAGACAGGCAAGGAAAAAAGATTTCCTATTAACGATGAACTTAAGAAGATATTACATCATTACACAAAAGGGAAGAGAGATTATGAATATTTATTTAGAAAGAGCAAAGGCAAGAATGAGCCCATTACACGTCAAAGAGTATGGCAGATTCTAAACAATGCTGCAAGTTATTTTGGATATAAAGACAAAATAGGATGTCATACGTTACGCAAGACATTTGGGTATTGGCTTTATCAAAATACCAAAGATGCAGCATCTATTATGGATATCTTAAATCATTCAGATATATCTATTACCAAAAGATATATAGGTGTGAATCAAGATAGCAAAGATCAATTAATGAAGGGATTATCTTTTCAAAAGAAGAGATGACCCTTTTAGTCTGTATCTTTTACATATTGAGAGTAAGGTAAAACATTAAAGAAAAAGTAAGAGTTTCTTCCATTAAAGTAGAAAAACAGAAGAAGTTTAACAGAATAATAAGATAAGTAAAATATCACACAAATTAATAAAACATAGATAAAGCTAGTAATATCAAGGAGTTCGCAACTAGATAAAGGAAGTGTCCAACACGTAAGCACGACAAAAATTAAAAGGTACTTACGTCAAGGAGGGGGCTATGCGGGTCTAGCGAGGCCCGAGGCTTCTGTCATTATAAAAATTTTGAAAGTAGGTTAATATGAGGATTTTATAAATGGAAAATGAAGTCCTTGAAAGCATTGTGGCTCTAAGGCTACAGCTTGGGAAATATTTAGTTTTAAATTAACCCTAGGAGGAAGGATATGGCGAAAGAAGTTGGAGTTAAAATTATAGAAGGTAAAACATGTTTATCGACTGGCTTTTTAGCAGATGCCTTTGGGGTAACTAAAAAGACAGTCAATCAGTGGGAGAAGAAGGGATGTCCTAAAATATCTCATGGTTATTGGTATTTGCCAGATGTTTTGAAATGGCGGGATGAAGCCAATAGACAAATGCCAGAAGACGTTGATATAGAAACGATGCCGATTACCTATCAAAAAGTATTCTATGAAACACAACTTAAAAAGGCGCAGACTGAAAATGCTGATTTGAAAAATGCGATTGCAAGAGGAGATTATCTTCTTAAGAGTGATGCTATAGCAGAACTTGAAAGGTATTTTATTATCTTTAAAAGGTCAGCACTTGGTTTGGTTTCAAAAATAGGTGTAGATATAGCACCTTATGTCGATGAGGTAGAAGCAAGAAGGGTGGAAAATAAGATTAGAGAAACAATAAATGATGCATTGGAGCAGTTTGCTGAAAATGGCATATGTAAAGAAACGTAAGAAGGTTAGTATACCTGATTGGATTCTTCAAGCATTAAAAGTTTTAAAACCACCCGAAAAATTAACCGTTTCAGAATGGGCAGATAAGTATCGCATACTAGATGCTCAAACAAGTGCTGAACCAGGTAAATGGAATACCAGTCGAACAGAGTATTTAAAAGGTATTATGAATGCTTTTACAGATGTTGAAGTTGAGAAGATTGTCTTTGTAAAACCTACACAGGTAGGTGGAACAGAATGTCTTAACAACATGATAGGTTATGTGATTGCACAAGATCCTAGTCCGACTATGATTGTTTATCCTACAGAGAAGCTTGCAGAGTTTACAAGTAAGAAAAGAGTTCAGCCTATGGTTGCTCTGTCTCCTGTCTTAGCAGAGAAGTATAGGGAAAATGAAAGTAAATTATTAGAGCTTAATTTTAATGGGATGTATATTGTATTAGTTGGTTCTAACTCAGCATCAGATTTAGCAAGTAGGCCTGTAAGATTTATCTTTTTTGATGAGGTAGACAAATACCCTACAAATGCAGGGAAAGAAGCTGACCCTATCTCTCTTGCTAAAGAACGTACAAGAACATTCCCAAATACAAAGAAAATCTTTTTAACCTCAACACCTACATTAAAAAGAGGCCCTATATGGCAAGAATGGCTTAATGCAGATAGTCAGTATCAATACTTTGTACCGTGCCCTCATTGTGGGGTTTATCAAAAGCTTGTCTTTAAGCAAGTTAAATGGAAAGAAGATACAAAGTCTCCTAAAGAAGCGAGAGAAACAGCTTATTATGAATGTGAATCTTGTAAAGGAACGATTCAAGACAATCATAAGCCACAGATGATTAGAAATGGTGAATGGAGATGTACCAATGGGAGTGGCAAACGTTCAGTAGCCTTTCATCTTAATGCCATTTATTCTCCTTGGGTTAGATTTGGAGATGTGGCGTATGAGTTCGTATCTTCTCATAACTATCCTGAAAAACTTATGAACTTTATTAACTCTTGGCTTGGAGAGCCTTGGGAAGATACAAAAACTAAGATGGATAGTGATATTGTATTTGAGCGTCAATCAGAATATACAGAAGGTATTGTGCCCGATGAAGCTCTTATACTTACTGGAGGGGTAGACGTTCAAAAAGATTGTTTCTATTTCACCATAAGAGCATGGGGGCCATATATGACATCTTGGAATGTACTACATGGCAAGGTAGAAACATGGGAAGAAATAGACTTTATTATGAATCAAAGTTTTAGTAGCCCTAATGGGCAGTCACATTTAGTGAATTTAACTTTAATTGACTCGGGTAATGATACAGAAAATGTTTATCAGTTTTGTGTAGATAACCAAGATTGGGCCATGGCATGTAAAGGTTCATCAAATACGATTGTAGCTAAATATAAACTTGCGAATATTGATAAGATAGATAGTTGCGCTTATGGTATGAGGTTATGCATTGTAGATGGTAGCCAATATAAAAATATGATCTATGCAAGGATGCGTAAGGAAAATGGATTAGGCTCATGGATGGTCTATGATGGTGTTGATATGGACTATGCAAGGCAAGTTACCAGTGAAGAGAAAGTTATTGAAAGAAGAGGTGGACGAGACGTAGAAGTTTGGAAAACCAAAACAAGCCATGCAGACAATCACTATTTAGATTGTGAAGTCTATGCAGCAGCAGCGGCAGATTTATTACATGTAAGGTATATGATGCCACAAGGGAATGAACAGGAGATGGAACAGACAAATCAAGATAGTTGGATAAACAATAATAAGGAGTGGATTTAGATGGACAGACTTAATCAAATCAATATGGCCATTAGTGCAATTGAGCAAGGTGCTCAGGAATATCAGATAGGAAGTAGAAGAATTAAGAAAGCTGAGCTGAGTGTCCTTTATCACGAAAGAAGAAGATTGGAGCAAGAATTACGCGAACAAGAGAATTATGGTGGTGTGACTGTAGCTTGTTTTGATAGAAGATAAGAGATGTACTTGAAATGAGGTGAGAAAATGAACTGGCTTGATAGAGGCATAGCAGCAGTATCGCCTAGATGGGCCTATAATCGTATGGCATGGAGAGATTCCTTAAGGTCTTATGATGCTGGCACTAAAAGTAGGCTAAATGCAAACTGGACAACCGTTAATGGAACAGCAGAGCAGGCAAATCAAGCGCATCGGGATGTATTACGAGCAAGAGCAAGAGACCTAGAAAGAAATTCTGATATTTTAGAAGGTCTTATCAATCCATTTGAAAGAAATGTTATTGGTAAAGGTATTATGGCACAAGCAAAGATTACAGATGCAGATGGCAATGAAGATGAAAAACTCAATGCTGAAATTGAAGAGTTGTGGGAAGAGTGGTGCCATGCAAAAAATTGTGATGTGGCAGGGACACAATGCTTTGATGAGTTTCAAGCTATGGCTGTAAGAAGGAAAAAAGTAGACGGAGGAATTATATTCATCAAATGTTATACAGATGATGGAATAATTCCTTTTTGTTTGCAAGCAAAAGAGGTAGATGAATTAGACACATCTTACTCTTTAAGTAAAACTTCAGAAGGAAATAGGATTATTGGAGGGATTGAAGTCAATCAATACAACAGACCTGTTGCCTATTATTTTAAACAATACTCACCAGATGGCTACTGGACAGGTGGTACAGAGCGCATTGAAGCCAATAGGGTAATCTACTTATATAGTAAGAAGCGACCTACTCAAATTCGTGAAGTAACAGAGCTGGCCAGAACGATGCCAATAGTCAAAGAGGTCAATGAGTTTGTAGAAGCTATATCTGTTAAAGAACGTATTTTAGCTTGCTTATCTGTATTCATTAAAAAGAATACACCAACAGGTACAGTTGGTAGAGGTGGAATGATAGATAAAAAAAGTGGTTATCCTGTTAGGTCTATTAGTCCAGGTATGATTCATGAATTGCAACCAGGTGATGATATAACAACGGTTAACCCGAGTGGTCAATCATCCAATGCGAAAGAATTTATTATGACTCAACAACGTATTGCAGGAGCAGGACAGGGCTTAAGTTATGAAGCATCATCTAGAGATATGTCGCAGGTTAACTATTCAAGTGCAAGACAAGGATTGTTAGAAGACCAAAGAACGTATCAAATGGAACAAAAGTATTTGATAGACCATTTCTGTAGAGAAGTCTATAGAGAATTTATCATCTCAGCAGTCTTAAGTGGGAAGTTACCTATTAAAGACTTTTGGAGCAATACAAAAAAATATCTTAAGCATGACTGGGTTACACCAGGATGGAGTTGGATAGATCCATTAAAAGAAGTAAGAGCCAACCAATTTGCTCTAGAATCTGGGATGGATACTTTGTCCAACATTTGTGGTTCAAGAGGGCTTGATTGGAAGGAAGTCATGAAACAACGTGCTAAAGAAAAAGCTTTTGAAAAAGGATTATTTCCAGAAGAGAAGGAAGGTGAAGAAGTAAATGGAGAAGAAAAGACCGAATAGTGGGGAAACACAGCAAAGAAGTATTCCACTAGCCATTAGACAAGTCAATGAAGAAGAACGCAGGATATCTGTTTCGTTTTCAAGTGAGACACCTGTTAATAGATGGTATGGCCAAGAAATTCTTTGCCATGATGAAGAATGTGTAGATTTTATGCGTTTAAATGAAATGAGTGTATCACTCTTTAATCATGATCGAGATAAGGTTATTGGACGTATTGAAAATGCTATATGTAATGCAACAGAAAAAAGAACCTATTGTGATATTGTCTTTGATGATGATGAAGAGAGTGAAAAGATTTACAAAAAAGTAAGGAGTGGAACATTAAAAGGTGTATCAGTAGGTTATACAGTCTCTTGTTGGGAGGAAGTAAGAGCAGGTGCTACATCTAGTAATGGGCGCTTTATTGGGCCATGTGAAGTTGCAACAAAGTGGCAACCTTATGAAGTATCTATTGTATCTATTCCAGCAGACCCTAGTGTTGGTGTGGGTAGAGAATTAGATGAAACGATGCAACAAAAACAAGTTGAGAATATTGTTCTTTCAAATTTAGAAAGGCAAGTTCAAATAAATAAAAATTACCTATAGGAGGAAGAAAAATGGATAAGAAAGAGTTACTTAAACAAAAAACACAAAGACAGCAGGCATTATTAGATGGAGCTAGGAATGGAAATAGAGCATTGGCAGACACAGAACAAGCAGAATTTGATTCATTACAAAGAGAAATTGATACCTTGAAAAGAGAAATCGAAGAAGAAGAAAGAGCACAAGGTAGTAATGATGGTATTCAAAGAGCATTACAAGCAGAGCGTGAACGTTATGCAGCCATTGCAGAAATTTGCGGTACAGCTAGTCAAAGAGGATTAGAACTTGATATGCAAGATTTTATCAAGAGAGGGTTAAGCGTAGAACAAGTAAATGCTGAGGTGCTAAAAAGATTTATGAATATGAATGAACCTATTTCATCAGGACGTTCAGAAGGTCATTTACATGTACATAAAGATGAGGCAGATAAAATGCGTGCTGCAGCATCAGATGCATTACAGATGCGTGCATTTGGAAATGTAGAAAATCCAGCAGAAGGTGCCAGGGAAATGCGTGGCATGAAATTAAGAGATATTGCTGTTGAATGTTTACAGCGTTCAGGCGTAACACATGCATACCGTTTAGATGATGATGAACTTTTACGAAGAGCCTTAAGTCCAGAAAGTCAATTTGCAAGTATCCTTTCTGATACAGTGAATAAATCTATGGCAAGAGGTAATCAGATTGCTCAAACAACCTTCGAACGTTGGACAAGCATTGGAAGCAATCCAGACTTTAAAGGTGCAACACACTATCAAATTTCTGAAGCTGGAGATCTTACAAGAATGAGTGAGACAGGTGAGTTTACATTTGATGAACTGAAAGACCAAGGTGTTAAAAAATCCATTGCAACATTTGGTAAAAAGTTCGGATTTACACGTCAAGCTATGATTAATGATGATTTAGGCATCCTCACTAAGATTCCGATGCTTTACGTTCAATCAGCTAGACGTGGGATTAATAAGCTTGTTTATCAACAACTTATGAGCAATCCAACTATTTTTGATAACAAGCCTTTATTCCATACTGATCATGGTAACTTAGGAACAGCAGGGGCATTATCTAATAAGACATTAGCAGAGATGAAAACTCTAATGAAACGTCAAAAAGGTATTGCAGGTAAGCAGGCTTTAAATATTTCACCAAAATTCCTTATTGTACCACCAGAGTTGGAAAATGAAGCACTACAACTCTTAACATCTATGGCATTACCAGGCCAACAAAATGCAGGTGTAAATAATATTTGGAGAAATGCCCTTGAACTCGTTGTAGATGCAGAACTTGAAGCAGATGGAAGTAATTTATTGAATTATTTCTTAGCAGCAGACCCAATGTTAGCAGATACTATTGAGGTTACCTATTTAAATGGTGACGATATGCCTAAACTTGAAAGTAGAATGGGCTTTGACTTTTTAGGGATGGAATGGCGAATCTATATGGATTATGGTGTAACCGTTACAGACTTTAAAGGTCTTGCTAAGAATAATGGAGTAGCATTGTCATAAAAGAACTTCTTAAGAAGTCCTTTTGATATATAAATATAGGAGGTGCCTAAATATGGCTAAAGCAACATTTATTCAAGAAGGGAAGATTATTAATTTTACAGCTCAAAAGGAGATTGCTTATAACGATATTGTACCAATTGGAAATTGTGTAGGCGTTGCAGCAGAAAGTATTCGTGTAGGTTCAACCGGAGGGGTAAGGATGACAGGTGTTTATGAAATGCCAGCTGCAGCAGAAACAATGGATGTAGGAGACACACTTTATTGGGACAATGACAATAACTATGTTACGAAAACAAAAGGTGAACTGACTTGTATAGCAGGAATAGCTGTTTCTAAAAAAGCAGGCTCAGGAGCTGGAACTGTATACTGTAGAATTGGTTAGGAGAGATAGAAGATGGTAAAACTAACAAATCCACTTAATAGAGATGGCATCCTTTATGAAAAGGGTGCTCTTTTAACCTTATCCTTAAAGGATGAACGAGAACTTATAGCGAATGGTTTGGCAGAGTCTTATCCCTCATTAAAAACAGATGAGAAGTCAGATGATGAGGAGAATAAAGAAGAGTTGTACAAGGAAGGTTGTCAAGTAGATGGACCTAAAGAAGTAGAGGCAGTCCAACCAGATAAAGAAGATCCAGAACCTAAAGAAGTTAAAAAAACTTCAACACGTATAGGTAGAACAGCTAAAAAGTAGGTGCACGATGAATTTTAAAGAAATGATTCATAAAGATTTACGGCATGTATTTTTTAATACCAATGAATTTGCAGAGCAACATACTCTTAATGGTATCTCAGTAGAAGTTATTATTGATAATGATAGACTGAAGGAACGTTCAAAAAAAGAATATGATGGTCTATACATTGGTGAATTGCTCTTTTTTATTCCAGTAGAAAAGACACCTATCAAACTTAAACAAGACATGCCTCTTGTTTTTGATGGAAAGCAAACCTCTATCTTTTCGTTAAGAGAGGATATGGGAATGTATGAAGTCATTCTTAATCGTAATTCTGGTAGTTAATATGGGAAAAGGTCTTATACAGATTGATACAAGACAGATAGATTTACTATCTGTTGAACTTCAATCATTTCCAAAACAAACACAGACAGCTATGTATCATGCACTCAAAAGAAGCCTTGACCAAACTAAAAATGAGATTGGACGTATTGTACCTAAAGAATATGTTATTAAGCAAAGAGAAGTTAAAGAAACTTTCAATGGAGGTATAAACTATCCTACAAAAGATAATTTGAATGCCTCTCTTATATCTACTGGAAAACGATTAAGTTTTGCTCATTTTCCTTATAAGCCAGCAGATCCATTGTTAGCTAAAATGTTACAAATAAGGTATGGAACACCTCTTAAGGTGAAAATTAAAAAAAGAGGTGGTTATAAAACTATCTCCCCAAAACATGGTGCATTTATAGCTTCTACAGGAGCAAAGAGTGCTGATAAGACGCAATATAACGTATTTAGGCGTCTAGGGAAAGAAAGATTACCCATTGCACCTATGAGAACGTTATCTATTCCTCAAATGATTACTGCTGAAGGAATGGAAGAAAAGATACAAAGTTTTGCACTTGAAAAGTTTGAGCAACGTCTTGAACATGAGATGAATAGGGCTATGGATAGGATACAAGATAAAATGAAAGGTGGCTAAAGATGCATACAGTAAGAGCATTAGAGCTCGTTAAAACTTTTTTAGAAGAACAGGTATCTCCTAATATTAAATTACAAAAGGCATCAGATGAAGATGTACTTCATTATGAATTAGTTCATCCCAATGTTTTTATAGGGTGGGTGCCTCCACAAGGTTATTTACCTGAGAATCTAGACAGCAACATACCTTGTTTAATTGTAGGCTTAGATACGGGTGTAGATACGCCTAAAGAAAGTGAGTTTGATATTAAGATTTCATTTGCAGTGTATTCGCCAGGAGAACATAAGCCAGATAGCACATATACTCCAAATTTTAAGGGCTACATAGATTTATTAAACCTTATGGATTTAACCAAGGCAAAATTATGTCAGCAGATTATCTTAGGTAATAAGCTTAAAATCAGTGATGAGATTAAGTGGGGAATGTACCAAGACCAGCCTTATCCTTATTGGTATGGTTATATGACATTTTCACTACAAGGAAGTGCTTATCCAAGAGTAGAAGTACAAAAACTATTAAATGAATGAAAGGGTGAAAAGCATGTACAAACATGGAGCATTTGCCGAAATTATGGCAACAAAAGATTTTATTCCATCTAAAGATGTTGGGACGCTTCCAGTCTATTTTGGAACGCTACCTATACATCAAAAAATGAACTATGAAGGGCTTGTCAATAAGCCTATTCTTATTAGTAGTTTTAAAGAAGCCCAGACAAAAGTTGGGTATAGTGATCATTGGGAAGACTTTACACTATGTGAAGCCATCTATGCACACTTTAAAAATAATATAAAACCTATTGGGCCTATCATACTTATAAATGTGTTAGATCCTAAAGTTCATTTGCTTAAGGCACGTTCTGCAACAGTTAAGACAGAAACGGTGACATTAACAAATGGTATTGGGTTTATTCCTACATACAAAGGTATTCTAAAAACAGTTGCTATTGACTCTAAAGTATTAGGTGAAGATTTTAAGGTTGAATATACACCAGACGGAGAACGTATCCAATTAACAGACCTAAAAAATGGATTAGGTGCAAGTGTGGAAGTAACTTTTAATGAAGTAGCTCCTGCAACTGTTACACAAGCAGAAGTTATTGGAGGAACAAGCTCAGAAGGGCATAAAACAGGGATTAGTGTATTAGATTTAGTGTATCAAAACCACAATATGATCCCTACATTGTTATGTTCTCCAAAGTGGAGTAAGGTACCAGCAGTAGATACAGCTCTTAAAGCAGCAAGTCAAAAAATTAATGGACATTGGTATGCCTTTGTTAATAGTGATATTGAATCAAGTACATCTAATACTATTGATAAGGCTAAAACAGCGAAAGGAGAAACAGGCTATACAAGTAGCTATGAAGCACCTTGCTGGCCAAAAGCTAAGAATGGTGAAGGTAAGGTTTTCCACTTATCTACATTAGCTACAGTAACTATGCAGTGGGTAGACTATGAAAATGATAATGTACCACATGAAACCCCATCTAATAAACCTATAGATATAATTGGCTTAGTGTTAGAAGATGGTACAACTATTGAGTATGACCAAATACAAGCTAATGAGTTAAATAGTAAGGGTATTAGAACAGCTACCTATTGGGGAGGCAGATGGGTACTCTGGGGAGGACATACTGGTGAGTATGAATATGGAAAAGATATGGACAAACGTAATATCTTTGATTGCAGCGTACGCATGCTTCAATATATTGCAAATACTTTCCAAAGTCGTTATGGCATTTTTATAGATAAGCCTATGAATCGTGCTAAAGTAGATACTATTTTGAATGATATGCAGGAATGGTTAGATGCCTTAATGGCACAAGGGAAAATTTTACATGGGTTAGTAGGATTTGAAGAAACAAGCAATTCCACTTCAGATATGATAGAGGGGGATTTTGTATTTGATGTTGAAACGACTACAACACCACCTGGAAAGAGTCTTACAGCTAAGATTTGTTACACAAGTAAAGGGTTAAATGTATTATTGGGAGGGGAACAATAATGATTATTGCAGGGAATATTATTGCTCACATGTTGCTAGTAGATTCAAAGGAAATAGCAGACCAAGTTTCTTGCCAGTTACCTTCTATTGAAAAGCCAACAAGTGAGATTAAAGGGGCAGGCATACTTGGGAGTATTGATATGCCAATTACAGGCCAAGTTAATAGTATGACATTCTCTATTAACTCCCGTTCTATTAATGCAGGATCAGCAGAACTTGCAAAACCAGGTATTCAAAATATTGAGCTTAGGTTTGTACAAGATGTCATGCAAAACGATGGCTCAATGATTCCAGCAAGTAGTAAAGTATTTATCACAGGCGTAAATAAGAAGTACGATCCTGGTAAAATTGAAAACCAAACAACAATGGATGGAAGCATTGAGTTTGAGGTATTAAGATATAGACAGATTATTGATGGTAAAGAAACTCTACTGATTGATAAGTTAAACAATATCTTTAAAATTAATGGAATTGACTATATGGAAAAAGTAAGAGCTGCTCTTTAAAGAGTAGCTTTTTTATTAAAACTATTAAGAAAAGAGGATTATAAAATGCATAGAGAAATGGTAGAAGTATTAAACACACAAGTATTAACACTTAGAAAACCTATTATGATTAATGGGGTTGAAGTTAAGGAACTTACATACGACTTTGAAAACATGACTGCAAGGGATAAGTTGAACGCAGGGAAACGTATAAAGGCAGATGGTATTCCGGTATCTGTTGAAGAAATTGATACAGATTATCATATGTATTTATTTGCAGCAGCTGTTGTAAAAGCAAATCCAGATATGGATATGTCAGATGTACTTAGAATAAGTGCAAAAGATATCCAAAAGGGAGCTGCACTTGCTCGGGATTTTTTCTACATCGATTCGGAGGAATAATTGATGATAAGTACCTTCGCAAGATTATTGCAAAAGTTACTTTAGTAACTTCTACATCGGCAGAATATTGCTATAGATTAACTTTGCAAGAGCTTTTTGAATTCATAGGGGATTTATCAGAAGCCACTATTGAATTAAGGGAGGCGAATAAAGGAAATGGCAAGTAAAAAAGAATTAAAAGCACTTATAACACTGGCTGGGAAAGTAGACCCAAGTCTTCAAGCTTCTTTGATGAAAACAACTAAGAGTACAAGAAGTTTATCAGAGGGTTTTAAACAATCCACCAGGTATGTAGCCAAATTTAGTGAGCTCGTGAAGGCTAGCTTTTTAGGTGGTGCAATTGCGAGTGGCGTTTCTATACTTACGAGTAAGGTCATGGAACTCGGAAAAGAGAGTATTCAACTGGCTAGTGATTTAGTTGAAGTACAAAACGTAGTGGATACAACTTTTGGACAGAATGCCTCACAAATAGATGCATGGGCTAAAACTACTTTAAATGCATATGGTATTACTGAGTTACAGGCTAAACAATGGTCTGGAAGTATGGGAGCTATGCTAAAAAGTAGTAACATAGCCAGTGAAGATATGCTCATCATGTCTACTAACTTAGCTGGACTTGCTGGAGATTTTGCTTCGTTTTATAACTTAGATCATGATAATGCATGGCAAAAAATCCGGAGTGGTATAGCTGGAGAAAGTGAACCGCTAAAAGAACTGGGTATTAATATGAGTGTTGCAAATCTTGAAGCCTATGCATTAGCTCAAGGCATTAAAAAGTCTTTTAGTGATATGAGTCAGGCAGAGCAGACCTTGCTTAGGTATAATTACCTTATGGAAGTTTCAGCAGATGCGCAGGGTGATTTTGCAAGAACATCCGATTCTTTTTCAAATCAACAAAAATTGCTAACGAATAATATTAAGCAATTATCAGCTACGATTGCATCAAAAGCTTTACCATTTTTAACAAAACTCTATAAAAAAGCTAATGAATTTGTATCCAATATAGATGTAGATAAGGTTTTAGGAGTGTTTAGCAAAGTAGGAGACTTTATACAGCCTTTAATACCTCATATCGAAAGTTTAGGAGATACAATTAAGCAGACGTTTATAGATATTATGCCGAATCTTAGTTCATTTGGTGAAGGTTTTGCAACTCTTATTAGTAAGGGAACACCACCATTATTTAAACTTATAGAAAGTATCGTTAAGTTAGGTGGTGGATTGATAAATTTCTTTTTACCTATCTTAATGAAAATAGGTGAGTCAGTTGGCCCTATACTTATTAAAATAGGTGAGGGACTTTCTCCTCTCTTAGAAAAGGCTGCCACGATGTTTACTGTATTAGGACCTCTTGTAGGAGAAGTTATAGGTGTAATCCTTTCAGCATTTGATGAGTTTATGCCTCTAGTAGATTCTATTTTACAAGCATTAGGTGGTGTCATTGATTTTATTACAGGTGTTTTCAAAGGAGATTGGCAGCTTGCATGGCAAGGCGTTGTCAATATTTTTAGTGGTATGATGAATGGGCTTAAAGAAATTATAGTAGCTCCTATAAATTTCATTAGTAATATAGTGAATGGTTTAATTGGGAAGATTAATGAAATATCCATACCAGAATGGGTGCCTTTAATAGGAGGAAAATCTTTAGATTTACCCATGTTGCCTACCTTTGCAAGAGGTGGTATTGCAACACAGGCCTCTATCTTTGGTGAGGCAGGGCCAGAAATGGCTATTCCTCTTAAACGTACATCAAGATCGTTTGAACTGCTTAATCAAACAGCTCAAATATTAGGGGTTAATCCATCTCAAGAGAATAGCAATTTTAAGATGGGTTCTACATTTGATAACTTTGGTGTGAAGGAACAAACCGTTATTCAAAAGACTGCTAATATAACCATTCAAGTTATAGGTGAAGTTGTTGAGCAAACAACTATGGATATTAAATCAAAGGTAAAAGAAGCTTTGGAAGAATTAGAGTATGAGGAAGGAGTGATTGCTTTTGGATAATTATGAGGTCTATACAACAGTTGATAAAGATACTTTTGATATCATTGCATTAGATTATTATTTAGACGAATTTAAGGCACATTTGATTATTCAAGCCAATCCTCAATATGCCTCAGTCATTACTTTTAAGGGTGGTATTGAGTTGAAAATTCCCATTATAGAAGAGGATAAACCTTCAACATTGCCACCTTGGAAGAGGTGACAACGATGAAGCTTATTTATGAAGGTAAGGAGATTACAGATGATGTAAGTATACGTTTGGCCAAAGTTGTAGATAGAGCGGGTGAAAACCTAGATTCTATAGAACTACAGGTTAATAATCCTGAAAATGAATGGAGCACATGGAGACCAGAAAAAAATCATCAAGTCGTTATAGAACAAGGTGGTTTTTCTTCTGGTGTAATGTATATTCATAGTATTAAACAGTTAAAAGACACTATAAAAATGGTATGCCTACCTATAAAGGAAGAAAGTAAGTAAGGAGAAATATACGAAGTCATGGGAAGATGTAACCCTTATGGAACTTTTACACGAAATAGCCAATAAGCATAGGTTGAAATTAAAGACTTATAATCTCGTTAATCACAAATATAGATTTGTGAGTCAGGTAGAGCAATCTGATTTTCTCTTTTTACATCATAGATGTTTACTTGAGGGATATGTAATGAAAATTACAGATAACTGTCTTGTTGTGTATGATGAACGTTGGATGGAGGAACAGAATCCTATAGTTATACAGCGACAAGAGGTAATTGGCGATTTTGATTATAGAACGTATGCGACAAAAGTATATGGTAGTGCTAAATTAGGAGAATATGTTTTTAATTCACCAGAACATAAAGGCCCTACATTATTAGTAGATGCTATAGCTTCTAGTATTGGGGAGGCAGAAAGGTTTACCAGCAATAGTTTAAGGGCAAGTAATAAATATGAAAATAAGATGCAGTTTAGTATTAAATTTAATCCTGGTATTGCAGCAGGATGTATGATTGAAACGCAAGGATTTGGTCTGGCTGATAATCTCTACTATGCTTATAGCGTGGAACAGAATCCTACAAAAGATCAAACACTGTTAGTGCTAAGAACAGTACCAAGGTGGTGAAGGTATGAATGCTAAAGGTGAAATAGGCCTTATACAAAATGGAAAGGCAAAAGTCTTTATTAAAGAAAAGGGACTATACACAGATTTTTTAGATGTAGCTGCACATGTTGGACAATTGAAAGTTAATGATAAGGTAGTTGTTGCATTTTATAACAATATCCTATCAGATGGAGCAATTATTGGGAAAGTATAAAGGAGGACGCGTATGTATCTTGCTATGTTTGGCCCAAAAGGTTTTACAGTAAGTTCAAATAAAGTGATTACATTTGATGAGTTTTCTTCAAATTCATCACTCGAAACAGAGAAACAAGAAAGTAAAGATAAAAAGCCCAGTACATATATTAAAGGTGCTGGGCTTGATACATTTAGTGTAAAAGTGAGATTAGATCGCGCATTAGGTGTTTATCCTATGGCACAAATAGAAGATTGGATGAGCATTAAAGATAAAGCAGAAGCCTATCCTTTTCTATTAAATGGTAAGCCTTTTTTGAATACAAAGTGGATCCTAAAAAGTGTAGGAATTAGTGAAACGCATATTGATAATACAGGCTATATGATTGCTGCAACCTTAACTTTAAGTTTTGAGGAATTTGTAAGAGCAGGAAGTGCGCAGGCAAGTAAAAAGAATAAGAAGACCACCTCAAAAAGTGGTTCTAAAAGTAAAAAAGCAGCCAATACAGAATCAATTTACAATGCATTAAGTCCTAGCCAGAAAGCCAATATGACACGTACAAGTACTTCACAAGCACCGAGTGTTAAACCGAGCACAGAAAGGATGTAATGATGAGATATACAATTGAGACATTACAAGGTAATGCTCTTGACTGGAATGCTAAAGGCGATAAAAGAATTTTACAAAACATTAGAAACTTACTGACTACATGGCGATACGAGGTAGCGTATGATAGAACGAAGGGGCTTGATCCTTCTATTTTATATTTACCTAAAGAGGATGCTCGTGCTTTATACACTGCTGAAGTTTATAGACTTATTGAGACGTATCAGCCGGGTGCAGAAGTTGTTAGTGTTGATTTTGTGAAAATAGATGAAGAAGGTAATATAGATTTTAGGGTGGTGATTGAACTATGAATTTTGTTAATGTAGATGCACAACAACTTTATGACGATATTCTTGTACGTTTTCAAAAAGCATTAGGAGAGGTTCTTTATCCGGGGGATGAAAGACGAATCTTTTTAGAACAAGAAGTTCAAATCATTGTAGCTATTTATAATGCTATCAATGAAAGTGCCAAACAAAACTTATTAATGTATGCAAGAGGCGCTGTACTTGATGCCATTGGTGAAGAATACGACACTAAAAGATTAGAAGCTCAAAAAGCAGAATGCATAGTAAAGTTTACTTTATCCAGTGCGCAGATGAAAAGTGTTCATATTCCTAAAGGCACTCGGGTGACGCCAGATGGGTTACTCTTCTTTGAAACTGTAACAGATGCAGTTATTATGGCGAGCCAAACGGAAGTAGATATTTTAACTTACGCAACGGTTGCAGGAGAAGCACATAATGGATTTACACCTGGTCAGATTAAAACGTTAGTAGATACCATTCCTTTTATCGGATCAGTATCTAATATCACGCTTTCAAGTGGAGGATCATCTGCTGAATTTGATGATAATGGTGTGGAGGTATGGAGTGGCTATAGAGAACGTATTCGTTTGGCAGCTTCTAAAATTTCTACAGCAGGTCATGAATTAGGGTATATTTATCATGCTAAATCAGCCGATGCCAATATTGAAGATGTTGTGGTAACCTCACCTAATCCAGGAGAAATTGTTATTACGGCCTTAATGAAACATGGAGAACTTCCTAATGAAACCATTTTGCAAAGAATAAATGAAGCCTGTAATAGCAAAAAAGTACGTCCTATGACAGATAAAGTTTCGACTGCAGCACCTTCGGTAGTAGAGTATGCTCTTTCTTTAACTTATTATATAAGTCATGAACAAGCTCAAAGTGAGAAACTTATTAAAGAGAAAGTGAATGAAGTTATAGAAACGTATACTACTTGGCAAGGTAGCAAAATAGGACGTGCTATAAATTCAGATTATCTGAAGCAACTTATCTTAAATGCTGGAGCTTATAAAGTAGATATTGTAGCACCTACTTATCAAGAACTAACAGAAACACAGGTTGCAAAAGTCACAACTCAAACCATTACATATGGAGGGCTTAAATAATGGAACTGGGTAAAGTAAGCGTACACTCCCTGCAAACAGGAAGTATGAAACAGGATCCTACTACTTGTGCTATGAGTGATGTATTAAGTGATATCTTTAATGCTATCGATACAGGAAAGAGTTTAATACGTACACAACTTGATACTTTGCCAGAAGAGATTTTGGATGTTATTGCAGTAGAGAAGAATATCTTTTGGTATGATCCTAATGCAGCTAGCGATATAAAAAGAAACATTATTAGAAATTGTAATAAGGTATTTAGAACACTTGGAACTAATTATGCTATAGAGCAGGTTATAGCAGATTATTTTGGAGATGGTCAAATAGAAGAATGGTATGAGTATGATGGGCAACCTTATCATTTTAGAGTGCTTACAACAAATACGAAAGTAACAGGAGACCTTGCAGAACAATTTCATAAAGCAGTAGAGGCAGTAAAGCGAAAAAGTACACGACTTCATGAAGTATTGCTTTTAATGAGTGCGGATTTAAATATTTATTATGGGTTCGTCATGCATACAGGCGATAAAATCACAATTAGACAGGAGGGATAAAATGGCTTTTGGAAGTATTGTTTTTACAACGAGAGGGAAGGTACTGCAATCAAAGGCACAAGCTGGTACGAAGTTAAACTTTACTAAGCTGGCAATAGGTGATGGTGAACTTGGCAGTCAATCAGTATTAGAACTTACAGACTTGAAAAATAAGAAACTAGATATACCCATATCAGCCTTAAAGGTTTTAACTGGAGGTATTGCAAGTGTAGGTGGAACCTTTACAAATGAAAATATTGATATAGGATTCTACTGGAGAGAGGTAGGACTTTATGCAACAGATCCTGATATAGGAGAAATTTTATATGTCTATGGTAATGCAGGAGCATTAGCGGAATATATTCCGTCTAGTGGAGGCAGTGAAATTTTAGAAAAGTTTGTGGCCATTGAGGCAATTATAGGAAATGCTAACAATGTAAGCGCTACGATTAATCAAAGTTTAGTCTATGCAACGATAGAAGATATTGAAACTCATAATAGTGATCCTAAAGCGCATCCAGAACTATCGCAACAAATCAAGAATTTATCTAGTCCATATGTTATACCTGAAGGTACAGATATTCCTGTGCAGGAGCGAGTGAAGGGTAAAATGTATTTTAAAGTTACAAGTAGGCAAAGTAGTGGTGGAACAATAGAAAGTGTTAGAGTGAGTCCTAATATGGGGATTAAAGTACAAGAATAAGGGAGTGATAAAATGTCAGTATTAAAAAAGGTAAGAGTACAATTATTAAATGAACGAACAGGTGAAGTGATTGAAGAAGTGGATGTCTTAACTTCAGCAGATGCTGTTACATTTGCGGATGGAGAAACCTTTCAACAAAAATTAAATGCGGGTAAGTTGACTGGCCCTAAAGGTGCAACAGGCGCTACAGGTGCAAAAGGGGATAGGGGAGATACAGGCGCAACAGGGCCAAAAGGGCCAGCGGGTGAACCTGGTGTACAAGGAGCGAAAGGTGACCCAGGAAGTAAAATGCATAATGTTACAGGAGCACCAGCTACATCATTAGGTGCAATAGGAGATTGGGCGATGAATACATCTAATGGAGATGTATATGAAAAAACAGCATCTACAACTTGGACTAAAAGAGGGAACTTTAAGGGAGCAACAGGAGCGCAGGGACCAGCAGGAGCACAAGGACCAAAGGGGGATACTGGAGCTACAGGACCACAAGGACCAGCTGGTGCAAAGGGAGCAACAGGTGCACAAGGGCCACAGGGACCTAAAGGCGACCCGGGTGATGCTATAAAAGTGGGAACCTCAACTTCGGATGCTGTATCTCGAAAATTATTTTTTAAAGTAGTAGGGTAGGAGGTGCCATATGGCTAAATTAAAAGGAGAACTTCAAGCAGATAATGGGGATGTGTTATATCCTCACACATCTTCGGACGTAGTTTTTACAAGTGCTGGAAAAACAGTAACAAAAGAACTTGAAGAAGTTAAAAAGTCTATTGAATCGGTAGATGTATCTTGGGATGGTATCACAGGAAAACCACCAACATTCCCGCCGAGTCCTCACACAGACCATAGCGAAATAAACACAGGCCTTATTAAAGGTAAAGCACTTACCACTAGCAATAAGCAGTTGATTAATCATACATCTGACTCAGTGTATGTAGGTAACCCGACTATTGCCTTGAGTTTAGAATCAAAAGATGAGATTAGGGCTAATATTGGTGGTAAAGTTAAAACGCTATTACACAGTGAATCTGTTATCAACGCAGATACTGTAGGTGATAAACATGCTAGTGATTTTCCTCTAAAATCACAAGGTATAGGTGGAAATGCACCTGTATGGAGTGGGTCTAATTTAGACAGTTTACCTATAGGTACATATACAACAGTTGCGAGTGGTGTTCCCGAAGCTGGTATTTATCATATAGTGACTTGTCAACTAAATAATATTGGAGATTGTGGTTGGCAGATAGCGGTATCACAGAATCCAACAAGTAAGAAAGTATATATGAGAGTAAAGGCAGGTGGCGTTTGGAGTAATTGGAAAAGTTTAGGTGAAGGAGGCGGTGATGTGGCAGGTAAAACTTATGTCAAAGCGACTAAAACAGTTGCAAATACAGGAAATCCTAACAGCAATTTAGAGGTGATTAATTATACAAACTCAAAAGGTGGTGTTTGTAAGATTTCACAATTTGGTAGTGCTAAAATGCAAATTATAGTGGATGGCGCTATGGTACTAGATGGTGCTGGAAGTAATTCTTATTATTCAAACCATGAATTTATACAAGGGAATGCGTTAAGTGAGAGTTACGGAGAATTACCGACTTATCCTTTTAAAAACAATGTTAAGGTCGTGGATAGGTCATCAAATTCAGGAACACGCGTCTATACAGCACATTTCTATGTAAATAGCTAAGGAGGAATAAGATGAGCATGAAATATTTCATAACGCTTGATGAAGCATTTAATATTGGAATGTTATTAGAGAGTCCCTATGAACCAGAGGGCGATTATATAGAAGTATCCTATGAGGAATATATTCAAGCAAGGCAGTATGCGAAATTTAATCCAGAAACAAGGGTGTTTACAGAAACGCTTAAGCTTGAACCGATAGTCAGTCCTCATGAAAAAATGACAGAAGGTATTAAAAACTCAGTTGACACAACAAGTGACGATTTACTGACTACTATGGAACTCCATATGGATACAAATGCGAAAGTCGAGACATCACAATCTGATGGATTGCTACTTATGGAGATGTTAGTTACTATAGATGAAAAACTTAATCAGTTATTAAAGCCTAAGCAGGCTTAATAAGATAAAATAAATAAATTTAAAGGAGGTATCATCATGATTGATACAACACAATACCCAGTACAAGTAAGAGCAAATGCAAGATTAGTGGATGCAGGTAGAAAGAAAGTAGAGCAATGTCCATCCCAACAACAAACAGAAATCTGTGTAGTCCTTATTGCTGACCATGATTGGAAGCTAGAACAGATTCCTCAGCAATTTGTAGAAGAAGTAAAAAAAGAACTTGGTATAGTAGAATAAAAGAATGATTGGTTAACTGAATAAAGGCATAGAGAAGGCACTAGAAATAGTGTTATTTTTTGGGCCTTTTTATAGAAAGGATGATAGTAAATGTCTTTATCAAAACAATATCTTAATCAAGCAAGTGGAATAGAGCATCAAAGAGGAAGTAACTGGTGTACAAACCATGCAGTAAGTAGCTTATTAGAAGCACAATTCGCTAGGGTTTATGGCAACATTACCCCTCTTAGTAACAGCTGGGCTATGATGTTATCTAAGAAGGTAGATGGCAGACCAGATGCAACAGGTACACCTATAGAAAAACTTATGGATCAAGTCTGTCAATATGGTATGTGTACGGAGACTTTATATCCTACATGGGAGGATAAGGATTACAATGACAACAAGTTCTTACCTACTACGGATGCTATGTATGAAGAAGCTAAAAAGTTTAAGCCAAAGAAACGTATAGACATTAAAACGACAGATATTGAAGGGATAAAGCATCATATTGTAGAAAATTGCGGGTGTGTTGCAATTGTTAAGTTATATAAAGAGCATACATTCCCTATACAAGGATGTGTCGTTAAGCCAGCTAAAGGTACAGAGCCTGACGGGCTACATGCTATTTGGATATGTGGTTACATCGAGGATACGCCTAAAACAATCAATGGCATGACTTATAAAAACTGGTTTATTATGCAAGAGTCTTATGGTACTACAAGAGGCTACAAAGGCTATTTATTTGTTCCATATGAAGCTTTTACAGAAAAATGGACAGGCCTTTATAGTGTAGATACTTATATTAAGAGCCTACATGCTTTTGAATTAGATTCAAATCTTATCAAGTATGCTCATTTCCATGATAAGAATCGAGTGGACTTCCCATGCACTACGATTGAATTAAAGGTAGGTTCTAAAAATGTACAAGTTAATCAGGTAGAGCAGGTTATGGATTATCCTGCAACAGTAGAACAAGGGACAACTTTAGTGCCTTTTAGGTTCTTATGTGAGGAACTTGGATATACGGTACGGTATTCAAGTTTTGATAAGGTTATTACAGCTTATAGCAAGATGCATAATCAACTGATTACCATGCAGGTAGGCAGTAATGTCATTAAATCCGAGCAAGGTGGCAAAGTTACCCATGTAAAAACACCTGTTCCGGTAAAAGTAGTAAGTGGCTATACGCTTATTCCACTCAGGGCCTTTGCAGAGCTTACAGGCGCTAAAGTGAATTACAATGCAGTGGATAAACGGATAATTGTTATAGGGTAAATAAAGATATAGAGAAGGCACTAGAAATAGTGTTATTTTTTATACGTATTCCTAAAAAGATGTGTTATAATAGGAAAGTAAAATAAAACCGTGCAGGGTGGCACGGGGGTTGTATGTTACCCTCCAGAGGGCTATGAAGTAAAGAAATTTATGACATAGCAGGAAGGGGGTGCTATGATGGATGTACTAAAGATGATAAGTGTGATAGCGTTGGTTATCTACCTTATGAGACGTGACATTTTTGTTGCCAAAGTCAAGTTTAAAGCTGGACTGAAAGGCATAGAATTTGAAATGAGTGCAAAAGAAAAGAACTGTCCACCCGCTAAGAAAGACAGTTCTAATCATGAATAACGTTTAATTTATGATTTCATAGCCCCAAATATAAAACATTCAGGGAGCATCAGTGGTTGCAACACTGGTGCTTTCTTTATACCCATATTATAGCACAATCTTTATAAAAATAAACACTAATTTAAAGCATCTCTACAATAGAGGTGCTTTTTTATTACAAGGAGGAGTCAAAATGAATGTAGATGTAGTACAAACATTAATTAACAGTTTAGGTTTTCCAATTGTGATGGTAGGAGCATGTGGCTTCTTTATTTGGAAAATGTATCAAGCACAATTACAAGATAAAGAAAGACTTTATACAGAACTGAGTAGAGCTATCGCATCTAATGATAAAATGGCTGAGATTATTAGTGAACATACTAATAAACTGGACGCTATTCAAGAAGATGTGAAAGAAATTAAAGGTAAAGTAGGTGCCTAAGATGAAGATATCAGAAGTAGGAGTTAACTTAATCAAATCATTTGAAGGGTGCTCTTTAAAAGCCTATAAATGCCCAGCGGGAGTATGGACTATTGGATGGGGAACTACAGAACCTATTAATGGCGTTAAACCACATGAAGGTATGATTATTACTCAGCAGCAGGCTGATGAGCTCCTTATAAAAAATTTAAAGGACTATGAAAATGCAGTCAACAAGTACGTTACCTATTCAATAAATCAAAATCAGTTTGATGCACTTGTAAGTTTTGCTTATAACTGTGGAAATGGTGCTCTTAAGACAAGTACGCTTCTTAAAAAGCTAAATGCTGGGGATGTACATGGAGCTGCAAATGAATTCTTAAGATGGAATAAAGCAAACGGTAAGGTGTTAAACGGGCTTACACGTAGGCGTGAAGCTGAAAGAAAACTCTTTCTAAAGGAGGAAGAAGAAGTGGTTAAAAATATAAAAATTAACCTTAATGGTGTAGAAAAAAATGTTAATGCAATAGAGAAAGATGGTCATAACTATGTGAAGCTACAAGATCTAAGAGATGGAAAGATTGATATTAGTTATGATGGTGTACCTATCGTTCACGTAAAAGCTTAATTATTAATATAAAACAAAAGGCCTACTAGCAACTAGTAGACCTCCCTGTATGTAAAACGTCCGCAACGTTTATTATATACATAGATTATACTGGTTTGCAAGTTGGCTTTTGTCAAGGAGGCTAACATGTATACGAAAGTATTTACACAAGATAAATGGAAGAAAGCTAATAAGCTAAACAAAGAATTGCTGGAAGATTACCTTATTGAACTAAAATCTAAAAGACGTAGGCCCTCTACGCTAGAACAGTATGAAAGCGATGGTAAAATGATACTTTGTTTCATCCAAGAGCATATGGATAATAGATGTGTTTTAGACTTTAATAAGAAAGATTTTAGACGTATATCTCTATGGCTTACAGAAGAACGTAAAGTATCTAATGCACGTTTTAATCGTGTGTTTGCATTAATCCGTGGCATGATGGAGTATGCAGAAGATGAGGATGATTATGAGTATGATAAGAACTTGGCCAGAAAGATAAAGGGGTTACCTAAAGAACCAGTAAGAGAAATTTACTTCCTTACAGATGAACAGATACATAAAATACGAACATATTTATTAGAGCGTGAAATGTATAGAGAATGTGCTTACCTAGACATTTCCTATGATAGTGCAGCACGTATCGGTGAGGTGCTACAGATTAAAAAAGACGGTCTTTTAGAAAGGCGATACACAAATATTGTAGTAGGTAAAAGGGGAAAGAAGTTTAGATTACTTTATCACTATAATAGCTTAGAAAGCTTAAAGCTTTACCTTAATAGCAGGGAAGATAATATAGAAGCTTTATGGATTGACCAAGATCATAACCATGCAGTAACGGATAATACGCTTTATGATTGGTGTATAAAAATGAGAAGCATCTTGCATCTAATAGAAGGCAAGTATATTCCATTTACACCTCACAGTTTTAGGCACAGTGCTTTAGAAAACTATAAAAATGGTACTCATTATATGTGTGAGAGAATGAATAGGCCAGATGGATTTTCTATAGAAGAGATTCAAATATTAGCCCATCATGATAATATAGATACAACTAAAGGCTACTTGAAGCCAAATGATAATAACATATTGGAAGGTATGTTTGGGGTTAAATTAGAATAG